GCCGCGACTTCAACTGTCTTCATGTGCTCTGCAATCGCCTTTTCCTGAACCTCTGCGATGTAGCTGGAATACCTTTCCGCCACAGTCGCAAGTTTCTCGGTCGGGTTCTGCACCACAGCCTGAATTAACAGTTCACGCGGTACGTTGGGGTGTTGCTCCAGGACGCTGTTAAGTTCTTGTTCTAACAACGCTTTTTGTTGCGCCACCTCAAACCTGTTGAGCCGCTCGTTCAGTTCTTCGTACTGATTTGGTACGTCGTCTGACAGCGCCTCGTCTAACCAGTCCTTTTCTTCTACTGGCTCTTTGGGAGCTTTCGCCCGCCGGGACTCTTCAAGCTGAGTAGTAAGTTCAGCAATCTTGTCCCTAAGCGATTCGCCCTCCTCTCTAAAAGAGTTTCGGGCTTGGATGACCTTCTGAAACCTCTTGTAAGGCACAGCATGACCATCAGCTTCATCTCCCTTGTCATCTTCGCCTCCGTCCTCAGTCGCCTCAGTTTTCTCCTCGGCTTCCTCGCTAGGTGATGAACCCTCTTCAGAAGCGGCCTCTACCTCTTCTGATACATCGTCTTCTGACGGTGACTCTTCCTCTACTTCTTCAGCTACTTCTGGCTCGGCTTCTGGCTCTGCCTCCGCAGCATCCGACAAACGACTGGCGAGGTCGTCAATAGCGCCTTCATCTAACAGGTTGCTCATTGCTTTCCCTACGATGGGCTTTAGACCGCCCAAAGATGGTCTTATTGTGTCACCCAATCATACTCAGAACGCTCTCGAATGTATAGCCGTCGTTCTTACCTGGGTTGTATCTTTTCCCGTGAACGGCCTCCCATTTGATAACTTCTGCGACAGACAGGGGTTTTTTCAGCTTGGTGGCTTGGTAAATATAATCGGCCTGCTCATACGCAATATAGGCCAAAGCCAATGCGAAAATCATGTCATCATGACATCCGGTATCATGCCGGGGCTTCCCGTTCACATACACGAATGTATTTAACTCATGCTGTAATCTTTGGTCTGTGACTGTAATCTTTTGGCCCAGGAGAAGCTCATGAAGGGAAGCCATGAGGAGGGCGCGTGTCTTTGTGTTGGTGTTGAACCCTAGTTTCTCGGTCAGTTCTGACGAGGTTTTGTCCTTAATCATGCGCCGATAGAGGTGCGGGTGTCCGAACCTCTTGAGGTGCTCGATGACGGCGTAGCCTGTGGACGCGGCTTCGACGTTTACCATGGCGTTGTATTTGGTTGCCGTGGCGAGGACCTGGCACGCGAAGTCTTGGACGGGTTCCTTTTGGTAGTATGTGGCGACAATCTTAGGCGGTTTGGCCCGTGTCATGACAACGAAGGCTGAGTAATCGCCTTGTGGTCCACCTTCGGCAGCATCGACGCCCATGAGATATGGCTGCATGGCGTTGGGGTCTTCGTACTCGATGAGACCTGGGGCTACTTTGGCGCCGGGATAGGCTAAGTCGAAAACGCGCTCACCGCTGCTGATGAAGCAGGATACGGGGTCACCGGCATATTCCTGTCTGAACGTGGCTGTAGAGTTAGCGCACTTCGTTCTGAGGGTATGTATCGCCCAGTTCTTCTGTCGTTTTGTCAGGGGCGGCAGAGATTGTAGGAACTCTTTCTCTGAGTCTGACGGTGGGGGCGCTGGCTCTTCTGTCTGGTTGTAGCTGGGCTCGATAAGCCAGGAGATGAACGTCTTGTCGTAGCCTGACTCTGTGGTCCAGAGGCTATGGTAGTGATTGAGGCCGTTGGGTGTGCTCTCGAAGATGATTGTCGGGTTTTCGCCAGCGGTCTGTAACAGGGCTGCGATATCTTCGTCGGGGCTTTTCCAGAACGCGGCTTCTGAGGCGTGGATGCTTTGGTAGGTCGACCCACGGAATCCGTTTGGGGTGCCGACCTTTATTCGAGAGCCATGTTTGAACCGGAGTTCGTTTGCGTTCTCGTTGCTGCATGGGAGCCTTAGTTGCGGCGGAAGATTGTCATAAATCGTTTGATATATGTTGAAGATTTGGCGCACAGCTTCGAGAGTATGCGCCGCAATAGCGACACGGTGATTTCTGTTGAACAGAGCTTTATGAAGGTAGAAAGCCGCAACAAAGGTCGATGTCCCTGTCTGTCGGGCTTTTAGAACAATCTGCCATCGATTCTTCTTGAGGGCCTCGTGAAGCATTTGCTGGGAGGCGTTAAGCCTGAACTTAACGAGTGCTCCTCCCTTGTTGATTATTTTGACGAATTTGCAGAAGTAGGCAAAGTCGTCCTTGCATCTCCGCAGTTGTTCAAGGTCGGAGTCTGAGTATTGCACTTAGCTTATGGTAACGAGGGCTTTGACCATGTGTGTGATGACGCTACCGGCGGCTGCGAGTCCGACCCATTTGACCTGGACCATCCCTGACGCCAGTAGTTTGACGCTGGTGGTGAGTTCGTAGATGTTGGCCGTCAGGTCTTTGACGTCGCTTTCGAGGACGCCCAGGCGGTGGTTGATGAGTTCCTCGTTTGTGTCCGTCATTCTTCGCCTGCCAGGATAGAGAGAAGGTCTTGGTGTGTTTCTGCCGCCGAGTTGTTCTTGTTGATGTCCGCGAGCAGCCTGAGCGCATCGAGCTTCACTTTGGCTCGCGATGCGTTCTTGCCGTCGGGGGAATCCATTGGCGTTTCGACGATGAGTCTCAGCACCAATTCTTTGATACCAATATCATCGAGGTCTGGTCCTGGCAATGATGCGATGACTTGAGAGAGTGTTTTGGTGTCGCTACTCATTACGTCCTCTGATCATTTTCGCGGCGTCTACGACGGACTGTCCACCGACGAACACGGCGGTAAGGATGAGCCATTCTTTGGCTGTAAGCATCTTCAGGATGAAGAGAACGGTCCCGACGGCCCAGGCCAGGTACTTGCGTGAAACGAACTTGCTGAGACCTAGTTTATCCACGATAAAAGTCGGCAGTGAAGTGCGCTGCCGCAATCTCCTTTATCTCGTTCATGTCTTCGACAAATTTTGCACGGGTACACCCTGTTAGCTTACGGAAGTCAACAGCCGTTATCAACCCCAGGAGGAGGTAGACGTATGGGCGCCCGACTTGTTCTTCAATTTCCTGGATGAGCCTAACGACTTTGAGTCTGAGTAGTGGGCTCGTGGAGGCTGCTGTGAACAGGCCCCCATCGTCGATGATGTCATCAATCATTTCGTAGGCGAGGCTTACGGTTTCGCCCTCTCTTTTCTTCTGGGCCTCGATTTTGGCTAAGACATTGAGTGCTCTGTAGTAGACAATCTTCGGTTTGAAGAACGCGCCTACGTGTTTCCTCTTCCGCATCTCTCTTGTCTTGGAGATGAGCGATGTGATTGCGACTTCGTAGGCGGCGGACTTGATGTCTGTGTTCAGGTGCTCTGCAATCTGGTGTAGAACCCCGTTTAGTTTGGGGATTTTCTCCCGGAGGCCCAGAACGAGGAGTGTCATACACTCTGGAGCCCAGCAGAAGTCTGTTCTTTTGTCGTACTGGTAGTCTTCTGAGTCGCAGAAGTAGCAGGGTTTCGAGCCATCGCGTTGTGGGTGTTGGCTTATCCGTCTGAAGAGCTTCCCTTCTTTGAAGCTTTTCTCAGTGTTCCGTTTCCTTTTCAGCCGCGACGTCCCAATGTCTGATAATCCGCCCGCACATTGCCCGGTGAACATCGCAGCCGTCGCCTTCATCGTCCATCCCCATGATTTGAGAAGCCGTTGTCAGGAAGTCTACGATTCCTTTAACGGCGTCAAGGTCGTTTGATTCTGTGTGTAGGTTGTGCCGAGCCCCTCTTATGAGGGCAACAGCAGCCTGTAGGCTCGGGCTTGCCTCGCTGTAAGACTCGCCACCCGCCAGTTCTGACGTAACTTTGAGTTCTGCCTCTGAGATGAGGAGTAGGGCCTTGATGCTTTCGGTGAATGTGATGGACGCTTCGAGACCATTGGCAATGTCATGTGTCACCTTGAGTGAGTCTTTGATTGATGCAACTGTCTCGTAGAAGCTTCCCCAGACCATACCCCCTGGCGGTCTATCTGAGTCCCCGTCGATGACTGTGACGATTTCGTTTTCTGTATCTGTATCCATGGTTTCCTCATTCCTCTGTGTAGGCGTGAACTTCGACGAGTGCGCTTCCTTCTGCGCAGCGGGCGAAGCCTTCCCATCGGCTATCTGGGCTTAGGAGTAGTTCATTGAGGTCGTAGCTCAGGCGTTTAACTTTCGCTGGGTATGCTCCGACGTTTCCTTCGATTGTGTGTAATACGCCATCGGCTGACGATTCAACGATGCCGATGTGTCCTTGCCAGGAGCCTGGCGTGCCTCTGTCCCAGCAGACGACGTCTCCGGGTTTTGGATCTTCGACTGTTTTGCCGCTGACTGCGATGTTGCCGAAGAGTTTCTTGGCGCCACCGCTTCTTTTGAACGGCATCTCGATACCGAGTGTTTTTGCCCCTTCCTCGAAGCAGTATGACACAAAGGCTGCGCACCATGAGCCATCATCGTCGTCATCTCCGTCGTCTTCGATGCGGTGGTACTTGGCGACGAACTGCCCTGAGTTGTTTCCACCTTCTTCACCGTGCCCGATTTCCCTGCGTGCGACATCGAGTGCTGCGGCTGCGAGCGGCCCGATATCGCCATCGTCTTCAAAGATGGAGTCGATGATGCTTTGTTGGGTATTGGGTCCGCACTTCCCGTCAGGTTCGAGGCTGTGTGTTCCTTGCCAGAACTCAACGAGCCTCGCGAGCATGATTTGGGTGAAGTTCCCGTTTTGTATTTCTCTTATATTGTATTCTTCTGGTGTCATGCTGACCCCCTCTCTCTAAGTAGCCTGAATGCAGTTGCAGCCACTGTTGGTACTTGTCCATTGCCGAGACACTTAAGTCTGTCCACCCTAGAGGCCACCCCATCAGCCACGCGACCCACGTCGGGTTCAGCTTGCCAGACCCTTCCGAACGCCGAATGCTTCGACCCAGGCTCACAGTGTTCTGATTTGGTGCTGCCCCCCTCGCATCGCCCGCAAGCGGCGTTGGCCACATCTTCACTGCCACCGTAAGACTCGTGCCACCCTGAGCATATTTTGTGCTGCGGTTTTGCCAGTCCGACGCCACCGGAGTTGGCCACAATCCAGATTCTTTTACGTCTGTGGTTGGCACCAACATCGTCCGCTCCCAGCACGCCCCATTGTGCATTGAACCCCATCTCGGCCAGGTCTCCGAGAACTCTGTGAAGTCCCCTAGAAGTGAGCATTGGTGAGTTCTCCACAAAGACGTATCTTGGTCGTACTTCGCGAATGATCCTTGCCATTTCTCCCCAGAGCCCGCTTTTCTCCCCGTCGATTCCTGCGCCCGTTCCCGCACTACTGATATCTTGACAGGGAAAGCCTCCAGAAACGACGTCAACACGTCCTCTCCATGGCTCTCCGTCAAAGGTTGTAATGTCATCCCAGACGGGAAACGGGTCCAGGCATCCGTCGTTTTGTCGCGCCACAAGTACGCTTGCGGCGTAGGAGTCGAGTTCGACGGCGCAGATGGTTCTCCATCCGAGAAGCTTTCCTCCGAGTATGCCTCCACCAGCGCCTGCGAAAAGAGCCAACTCATTCATAAATCCTCTCAACGAACCGTTGGTGCTTTCTCTCGAATGTGAGAGCGAGGCTTCCGGTTCTTCCATGTCTGTTCTTCAGAACCCGGAGATGGCAGTCAACGCTGCCAGAGCCGGGAATCCAGGCATCATCCTCATAGTCTATCCGTAAAACCGCTGATGCGTCATGTTCCACGGTCCTCGACTCTCTCACGAGCCCCTGGTCATTCAACTGGCTCAAGGCGACTACAGGCACATCGCAGTGTCTTGAGACGGAGAGAAGCCCAGCACTGATAGATGCCACTTCCCTCTCTCGGCTATACGTGCTCTCGCATCTCAGAAGCTGGAGATAGTCAACAACGACGAGGTGGATGGGCCTTGATGCGGCTGCAGTTCTCACAATCCCGCTGAGTCTTTCGGCTTCGACGTGGACGTTATCCATAATATCAAGGCTTCCAGGCAGGCTTGAGAGTTTGATTGAGGCTTGTCGTATGGAGTCAATCTGCTCATTGCTGAGTCTTCCTGACCTGATGGCGTCAGGTGGGACTCTGGCTTCGGCTGCTATCAATCTTCTAGTGAGGTCTGAGTGTCCCATTTCGAGGGACACGTAAAGAACGTTTCGCCCAGCTTTCGCGGCAGCTACGGCACAGTTGAGAGCCATGACGGACTTACCTCTGCCTGTACCCGCCCCTAGTATATATACACTGCCAGGCTGCCAGCCTCCCAAGATGTAGTCGAGATTCTCGAAACCCGTGGGGACGCCTTCATCGGCGCCGGGGTTTAGATGGGCCTGTCGGCTTGACTCCATGACAGTGGCTAAGGAGGCGTTGAGGCTTGTGGGGGCGCGTTCTGACTTCCCGGCCGACTCGATGGTCAGGAGGGCAGCGATAGCGGCGTCACGCGCTGCTGAGGGAGAGGTGGCCTGAGAGGAGGCCAATAAGGCAGCCTCGATGGCTGAGTCGGTGGAGCGTCTTTCTCCAGCCTGTCTAATTGTCTCCAGGTCGGTTCTGCCTCCAGCGAAATGGCTTGTGAGGTTTAATAGTCCTGGGAGGCCACCTACTGAGCGATAGGTATCTGAGGTTTCTCCTAGAGCGAGGGCCACTCCGACTTCGTCAGCCTTTCCGGCCTCGTGGGCTTTGGCTATGGCGCCTGCGAGGGCAGCCCTCTGGGGGTTTGACCAGCAGCCTGGAGGGAGGGATATGGTGGCTGTGGTGTCGATTCCTTGCATGGCGTTGGCAAGGGCTACGAGTTCAATGTCGCTCAATTGGTTCTCCTGTTGCCCGCTATTAATGGAAGCAGGGTTTTCGAGGAGAGAAAACGTAATTGATTTAACGGTGGGGTTGGAAGTGGAGGAGAGGCCCTAAACGAAATGAAAAAATGCTCCGAATTTTTTAGGGCATAGAGAAGTCAGGGACCAGGGCCACACCTGCGATCACACCTAGCGTAAGCGCAAGCACGCCCACGAG